TGTTGCTGCACTTGTTGGTAATGTTATTGTTATATTACCACTAAAAGAACTATGAGGTGGAGCTTGTAAAGCTGCATAGTGAGCATTACCAGATTCACAATATAGTTTTATATTAGATTGTGTGCCACCATTTTTAACTTGTATCTCACCACCAGATACCATTATGTTACCACCAATAGTAACATTACCACCTATGGTTGCATTATTAGTAACTATTAAACTAGATACAGATACATCACCACTAAATGTTAATCCTGTAAGATTAGAACCATCACCATAATATGCAGATGCACAAACTTTATTTGCTATTGCTAAACCACCTGCTACAGAAGCATCACCTGATACTCCAAAGGTTTGTCCTACAAATAAAGTACCATCTATTTGGGCAGCACTGGTAGCTAATTGTAATGCTGTGTTACCGGCATCACCATCTTGTATTGTTGTTAATGTTCCTGTAATTCCTGTATTCGCAGAAGTAGCTACTTTAAGTAACTGCTTATACGTGTTGTTTATTAGTCTTCCTGTTAGTGTACTCATATTGAATCCCAATCCCTACCTATTTGTGTTGTGTCGTCATTCCATGTTAATTGTGTTGTACTCCATATTGCATTTCTACCACCATCATCTGGTCTAGCATTTCTAATTACAGGGTCTTCACTAACATTAGGAGCTTTATTTTGTGGATGATTATGTAAATCATATCGACCATCAAAACAAGTAGGACAACGTAAAGTGTTATAACTACTTAATCTCATTACTCTTTGTGGATAAACAAAACCACATTCATCACACATACCTATTGCTCTTTTTTCAGTAGCCATTAAACAATTCTTAATTTAGGTTTAAAAAATATACTTGCTCGTTCTTTATCTTCTTCCATTGCTCTTAAAAGAAGTTCTTCATAATTTGCTTTTAATAATGTTAATCTTTCACTAGGTATGCCTGGTCTTTTTAACCCCATATAATATGCAAGCCCTGCAGTAAGACAAGGTAAAAATCTTACTGGGGCATCTGCATTTTGGCTGAATGATTTATTTGTATCTTGAACTTGACGAATAAGTTCTACCTGTAGAAGACCAGTAGCATCTGGCACAGGGTACAAAAATATTTTAGGATTAGCTAAATTTCTTTTAACAGTATATTGTGTAGGCCTACCTGCTTGAAATTTATTTGGAAGAATATGATACTCTTCAAATGATTTTCTTTCTAGTTTAGTTTCTGCTGATGTACTGTTTGGTTGAAATGTTACAACTAAAGCATCTATAGCTGATGAAGCTAAATCATATGTTGTTGTATTAGCTGCAACTGTTACTGTTGTTGTATCTGTATTCCAAAGTAAAACACCTCTATTCTGCCAATCGTTTAACATTAAGTTAATTGAACGTCTAGCAGAAGCTGGCTCATGACCTAGTGTCTCTTCAGCACCAATCATTTCCATTGCTTCTTGAATTACTTCATCTATATCTAAATTAAAATTATAAGTTCCTGATTGTGCCATATTTAAAAATTCTTTTTATTAAATGTTGTTGTTTTTTATATTGTATTTGTTTTAAATAACAATACATTTGTTGTCTTGTCATAACACACCTCCTAATTAAAGTTAGTGCGTTTCTTCAGTTACCCTACTTCCAACTCTTACGAGCCAAACGATTATGTTTTTTTCTTTGTCTTCTTCTTAAATGTTGATACAAATGTTGGTTTACCACCTACACCTTGTGCTTTAGCTCTTTTTCTTTTAACTGCAGACTTTCTTTGCCCTGCAGTCATCTTTTGTGCTTTTGCTAATGGTACACATTTAGGATATTTTCTTTTACTACCTTTAGCTTTCTTTCTACCACAAGGTTGAAACTTACCATTCTTCTTTGGTGCTCCTATATCAACCCATTTTTCTCCTACCCATTTACGTAAGCTCATCTGTTCTTAATCCACTTATATATTGCATAAGTACATAAACCAAGTATAATATAAAGTATACCATCAATCCAAGGTATATTATGTATTGTATTAATTAGTTCAGATGTTATCGTCACTTTTTTTTCCTACGAGTAGTTTTTCTTTTCTTCTTAGTAGTTTTCTTTTTCTTTTTACCTCCTGGTTTTACTTTACCAGAACATACTGCTGATGCATACATATTAGCATATGCTGATGGATATACATCAAACTTTCTTTTTGCTGCTGCTTTACCTTTTGGACAAAGCTTTGCCACTACGGTCTTCTTGCTTGATTACGTCTAGCCATACCTGGAATCATCTTAGCAGTACTGCCACCATTTTTCTTTTTAACTAAGCCACCAGCTTTAGCTGCATACTTAGACTTCATAGGTGTACCACCCATCTTAGCTCCGTATTTACTTTTCATTCCTGCCATAACTTTTCCTCCTGTATTATTTGTTTTAATTGTAAGTTTTTTTAATTGTTTTGATACATCTCCAAATTGGTCTTGTAAAACTTTTTTTACTTTTTTATTTATTTTATTTTTTTTATTTTCTTTTTTAGTTTTTCCTGACATTCTTTTTTCCCTTATATAAATTATTAAAAGTTATTTCTGGGTCAGTATAACTATCATGTATCTCTGCTGCATGTATATGCTGACTTGGTATAAAGTCTGGAGGTCCTTCTCCAGTTACCCATAAAGCAGGGCTTGTTACTCTAACTCTATTATTAGGTAATGATACTATATTACCTGTCCATTTACCTGCATCAATTAATTGCATTACATGATTTTGTTTATGTTGTGCTGGACAATCACTTATATCACTATCAGTAAAATCAACTGTAAACATATAACGAGCTTTATAAAATTCATTATCTATCTTACACATCCAAGGACTAGCTGTTAATAAGTCTAGCTTAACTACAGTATGTGTTCTTGATGAACAATCCCAAGGCTGTGCTAAATGAGTATCCATTCTTTCTGGTATCTCTTCTAATATCTCATCAGCTATTAATGCTGTAATTGGCATCCTTGCCCACATTGCACCACCATGAACATTAGGTTCATCTTCTATTCCAGTAAACATTACTTGGAAACTTAAACATCTATCTGGTATTGTATTAACTGCAAAAGCAATTCCATGTAATACTTCACCATGATAATTTAGATGGTTATGTGTAAACTCTTTTCTTACCCAACATTTAAAATGTGGAATGTTACTAATTAAATAAGACAACTAACATTTCCATCTACGTCTTGCTTGTCTTAATCTTGAGTTAGGATTCTTAGCTGCCTTTGGAAACTTCTTCATTTGTCCTGCAGACCTAGCACAAAAACTCTTTCTTCTTTTAGCATCCTTACTGCCTTTCTTTACTTTACCTGTAACAGCAGTCTTTAATTTACTACCAGGATTATTTCTTCTATATTTAGCTACACCTTTAGCAGTCATGCCTGCACCTGACTTGGTAGGTCTTTTATCTCCACTCTTAATTGACATGCCCTTCATGCCTTTGCCTTTAATCTTTTTTTTCTTAGGCATTATTTTTGTGATGCATACTTTATAGATTCTTCTTTTACTTGAGCTTCAATAGTACCTTGTACTTGAGGTCCTTTTCTAGCTGCACCATAACCTTGTCCGGTTGGTCTACCTACAATATTATTTAAATCATATTTCTTTCCGGTTCTGCCTTGGCCACCTTCTATAATTGTTTTACCTACAAATTGTCCCATTAGTTACATCCTCCATAAATTGAAGCAACAAGTTTATTACCTATGCTGCCACCTTGTTTAGCTCTTATTGTTTTTCTCTTTTGATTTTTTATTTTAATATTTCTTATTGGTTTTTGTTTAACTTTAGTTTCCTGTAAGAATCTTTTTTTTGCTAACTTAATAGCTTCTTCTGTAGAATAACCTTCTTCTTTAAACTGTTCTACTAAATCCTCTAATGACTGTGGCATAATTAATTTCCTTTATCATAAAAAGATTGTACAAACTGATTACCATTATTAGAAACTTTACCACCATATAACTGATAAGCCATGCCTCCACCTTTCTTATTCATAACTTTACCACCTTGTTTTTTAAATCCCATGTTGTTTCTTACTCCTGTAGGTAGCTTGCTTAAACCTATACCTTTATTACCTGCAGGTACATCTTTTAAATTTTTCATATTATTGCCTCTTGTTACTTGTAAGTTTATATTACTTCTACTAATACTCATTAGTCTGAACCTTTAACTACTGGTGTTGGGCCACCTAATGGATTAGCAGGACTTTGCATATCATCTCTTCTAGTTCTTCTAGATTGATTTCTTAATGCATTAATTGAACTTTGATACTTTTGTTCCATTGTAGGAACTAAAGAAAAGTTCTTCATGAATATCATTGACTCTACCATACATGCATCAAATAAAGCATTATAACAAAACTCGCTAAAATAGTTTGATGTGGTAGCACTTGCTCCTGTAGCACTAGATAATGCTAAAGGTCTTTTTGTAGTTTGTATCTCACCAGTTAATGCTGAAGCTGGTGTAGGTACTATATAAATTTCTGTGTTATTTTTTCTTGAATAGTATCTTGGTGTTCCTGTTGATGCACTTGCATGAGGAAAATAATCTATTGCATATTCGTATGTTCGTTGTAATAATGGTGTTATATTAGATGAAGCACTTGTTTTATAGTTTACATTTCTAACTACTAATGTACCTTCTGGTACTGTTACTATAGGGTCTCCTGCAGTAAAACTAAAACTAGAATAATTATCTAAACCAAAATCATCTAGTTCTTTCATTAATCTACTTTCAGCTCTTTCTACAATATTAGATATTTGTGATTCATATTCATTAGAATCATTCTCTGTAGTATTTATTAAATCTGTTTTTAAAAACGAATACGAGGGCATGTATTATCCTACTATTAAAGTTATACCACCATTAGCACCAGGTGTAGAAACACTTACTGTTCCTCTACATCTAATACCAAGTTCTCCTATATAAATATCTGCTTGCCCACTTGCCGGAACTTGAAACTTAATTTTACTTCCTTTAGAGTCTTCAATATCAATAGTACCATTAACTGTTGAGTAAGCATGTATTGCTAAAATTCGTGTGTCACCTTGTGTGGTAACAGCTACTCCAGTTCCTTGTATAAATTTTGACGTAATGTTTGTTGACATTTTAATTCCTTAATGTTAGTATAGGAAGGCAGAGTAACTCATACCTTCCCATAATTTTATTAGACTCCTGGGTTTCCGATATACCCTCGCCAGTCAGATACACCAAAAGAATATCTTTCTCTTGCTTTAAATCTGATGTTTCCGGTATCAAAATCAGGTTCCATTTTAGTTTGTAAAGGTGTTCTAGTGAACATCTTAGTACCATTTGGAACGTCAGTTTTTATGAAATACGCATCTGGGTCATTGAATCTTCTGTTTACAAAGAAACCATTAGGAACTAGTCCCATGTTCTTTAAACTGTTGATGTCATTGTCTGCACTTCCAGTTGTACCTGGGGTGTTTAAAATTACATCAGCAACGAAGATTAATTCGTTAGGTACGTGTAATGATACTGCTCCTGCTCCAATCAAAATACCTCTATCATCTTTAAGTTGTTGTACTTGTATTAAAGATGTTTCAAGTGTAGTTTGAGATAAGTCAGCATTAGTGCCATTGTTTGCATAATTGCTTTGTGTTCCACCAACAACTACTGGGTGAGCAGTGCTTATAAAAGCCTGTCCATCACCAATAGCAGTAGCACCAGCAGTAAAAGCATTATTGAAAACTGAAGCAGCTTTCTGTTGCTTTGTATTTGCCATTGCTCTTGCTAAACCTTTTGCTCTTAACTTTGAAAAAGTGTCATAGAGGTTGTCCTCCATTGCTTCTTCTGTAATTGCAAAAGCAAGTGCGATTGTTTCATTTTGATATCTAGCGACATAACTTTCGCTTGCATTATCAAAAGATACAGCAGCACCTTCTAGTTTAGTTGGGGCAGTACCAAATCCTGTAAAGAGGACTTCCTCTTCAAAAGACCTGTCTGAGTTCTCTATATCATATAGAGGCTCATGTTCATTGTTAACTTCTCCATACTCCATTCCAAAGACTGCATTCAATCCAGGAAGGAGCTCTTTACTAATAGCAGCTCTATTTATAGCCATTTTATATTATCCTTTCCTAGTTATTATACAGATGTTGAAACTTGAGCTTTCACAAAATTACTTCTGTGTCCACTTAAATAAACTTCAACAATTGGGTATTGGTCAGTATCAGTTACATTACCATTGACAGAATCGCCATCTAAGTCTTTTCTACCAACAACTCTTGCATGTGCACCTATTTCGACAGCAACTCCAACTGGAGCTCCTACTAATCTATAGTTTGATTGTCCTGTAAGTGTGCTACCAGCAGCAGCTCCACTAACAGTAGCTGTATAGCTATTTACGATACCAATCTCTCCATCCGATAAAGTAGAGTCTGCTTGTACATAATAAGTTTGTGCAGGGTCTGTAATGACATGAAGTTTGACATCAGTAACACATGTTCCACCAGGAAAATATCTAGAAAATTTTGGCTCTCCATTTTCTACATATTGACATCCTTGGAAAACACCAGAAGGCTTCAATGATGTTGAAGCTAAAGGTGTTATAGTTCCACCAGTATCAATAACAATCAAATCTCCAGCAAATATATTATTTGGAAGAAGGGCTGTTATAGCGATAGCTGAGTTGGAAACAGGTTGTACTATCTGTCCGTAACCTTCACTGTTCGGCTGACCATCTCTTTTTCGAGCAGGGAGAAAACCAAATGGATTAAAAGTTGTAGCCATTATAATTCTCCTTAAATAAAAAAAAGTTGATTAAAAAATTAATCCTGAAACGAAGGTCTTCTTCCTTTCGTAACAGAACTTTTACTTGTATTACTTATAGGCATCTGAGAAGTTGATTGATTCATTAATTGTTGATTAACAGCATCCATCATCTGACCAGACTTCTTTAAGTAATGTGCTTTTTTCGCTTCTAGTTTAAACGTAGGTATTTTACCTAATGCTAAGTCTCCACGACAGACTACACCAGCATAGCGACCTTCCTTCCTTACGATAGAAGTTGCTCCCATTTCAGGTACCTCCTCTGGAGTCACAAATTCCCAGCCTTGTTGTTGTTTCTTACCGATATTTTGATAATCTTCTTTATCTTTTAAATCGATACGAAGCCAGCCCAAGGTCATGCCTGAATTTTTAAACTTCTCAGTAACTACATCAGGGATGTTAGTTATAGATGGTTCTTCAAATACATAATCTTTTTGTGCTCTTTCGTTGGTTTCTCTGGTTTGAGAACTACGTACATTATTTCGTGTCATTATTTACCTCCACGTTGCATATTAATTGTTGTATAGTCACCTTCAGATTTAGTTACCTTCATCTTTTCGGCAGCATACTGTTCAAGTGGTATTCCCCATTTACTAGCAAGTCGAACATCTTCTTGAGATAATTTAACTTTCTTTGGGTTAGGAGAGGAACGTGACCCTCCTGCAACTACTTGAGATGGTGATGACGAACCATCAGTGCGTTCTGTTTGTGCTGGCTTACTCTCAAACTTATTGGGAAAAGCTGCACGAATTCTATTATCAATTTCTGAATAAAAATCTTCATCCGTAGGATTATAACCTTCATTCTTTAATTCAGCATCTATTGCTAAAGCTGAAGCAGTCATTATATTATCTTTACCAAACCATTCATTATTAGCTTGCCAATCTACAGCTCTTGGGTCTGCTTGAACTGGTTGTTGCACTGGTTGTTGTGCAGGCTGTGCTTTTTGTTTTGGTTGTTCAGTAAATTTACTTTTTGTTACTGCTACATTTTTTAAATCAGTTTGTGCTTCATTTAATGCTTCTTGTGCTTTTAATAGCTTATCTTTATCTTGTGCCTCAAAAGCATCTGCATAAGAACTTCTAGCTAATTCAAGTTTATCTTTTAATTGCTTTTCAGTTGCATCTAAATTTAGTTTACTGACTTGATGAAACTCGTTTTCTTTTGTATTATAAGAACTTTTTAGTTGTTCATTTTGTTGAATGAGTTGATTTATCTGCTCATCTCGTTCTTTTCTTTGACGTATTAATTGTCTAATTCTTTTTTCTGCACCTTTGGTTTCAATACCATCTAATTCTTTTGGTGCTTCTTTAGCAGGCTCTTCTGCTTTAACTGGTTCTGGTTCAGGTTTTGCCTCAACCTTTTCTTTTTCTTCTACTTCAAATTCTACTTTATTATCTTCTTTATTTTCTGAGACTTCTATCTCACTCCACTTATCTTCCATTTTATTCTCCGTTGTGCACGAAACAAACGTATTACGTGCTTATTATTATTATACCACATTTTACAAGAAAATGCAACCTTTATTTACATATTTGTTAAATTAAATGTTGGGTCAAGATGTGTTGGGTCTTCAACCTTCATTATTATCTGGTCATCAAATAACAATAATAGTTTAATTCCTTTATAAAATAACTTTTGTCCGGCATGTTTACCATAACAAATGTAGTCATCTTTTTTACACCATGCTCCAGCAGGAAACTTTTCTTTATCTTTATAAGCTAAATTACCTATCTTTAACACTCTACCAACTGTTGTTAAATAAGATATATCATCTTTAACACTTCCTGGTAATAATATACCACCTTTAGTTTTTTCCTTAATACTTATAGGTCTAACTAAAACGTGATATCCTGGCAGTTCTGGTAATATATCTGGGTCTAATGTATCATCATCAGATATCCATGAACTGTTTTGCATTGCTTTGCCTAAAGCGACTTGTTGCATTAATCATCCTCCATTCTTCGTTTTATTATATGTTTTAAATTATTTTTACACCATTCTATACTTGTGATAGAACCAACCATTTGCCTATAATGAGGATAATCTTCAGCAGAACCATTACCTAATGTTTCCTTTAACTGAGAGATTTCCTCATCATAAGCTTTAAATACTTCGTCAAATATTTCCACTATAGCTCAGCACATGCATAGCAATTAATTTCTAGGCCTACACTGATTTCTTTTATAATAGGTTTATTCCACATAAGTTACTCCTTTTATTATTAAGCTGCGAAAGCAAATGCACCTGTTAACAATGTTGGTGCTCCACCCATCTCAGCAGCAATATCCCATACACCATCTTCATAACAGATAAATGCAATCTTACTACCAATAGTAAATAAATTTGTTGCTGCATTTGCAGGTGTAAAAACTAATTGAGTTTCACCTTCTGCAGAAATATCAAATGTTACTTCATTGGTTGCTCTTGATTCAATAACAGAACCAGTTTTCCAAACATCACTACCGGCTGCATTAAAAGTTAAAGTATTAGTTCCACCTGCTGTTTCATCTGCTTGAACATAAACACAAACTGAACCTTCTTTTGCTGCAGGTAAAGCTACTGCTGCTGCTGCAGCTCCTGTGTAGTTTACTACATTTAATGCCATATCAGTTAATGTAATACTCGCACCAGTTGCTAAGTCATTAAGTGATAAACCAGTTAAGTCAGGCATACCTGAACTCATTCTAGTTGTTTCAACATCTGAACTCGAATCTCTAGTTGCAATTTGAAAACCTCTTGTAGACCTGACTGGTCCTTTAAAAGTTGTATTCGCCATTTTCTTCTCCTTTGTTACTCTACTGTCTTGGCAAGTCTGCTAGGTCAGTCAGTAGAAATTTATAAATCCTAGAAATTATTTATTTGATTTTTCAATAAAATTTAATACGTCTTTGTCTTCTTTTTGTTCTACATCTGCTTGTTTCTTTGCAGAATCAAATAACATCTTTTGTTGTTCTAACTGTATCTTTTCTTCTTCAATAGATAGCTTAGTCATAACATCTAATTTCTTTAATGCTTCTCTACTTGTTCTATCATCTACAGACTTTTGTGCTTTAAAGTTTGTAGTAATACCTTTATGTTGAGCATCAATCATTTGAGCTTGACGTTTAATATCTAATCCTTGAGCTTCAATAGCTATCTTTGCATTTTCTTTTGCAGCATCCAGTTTTAATTTTTCTTTTTCAAGTTCTACTTTTGCCTGCTCTAATGCTACTAGTTGTTGCTCTGGTGACATTTGTTGACCCATAGCTTTATTAGCATTAAGAACATCTTGAGCTGCTGCAGCCATAACAGCTTCTATCTCTGTAGGTTGTTGAGCTTGTTGTGGCATTTGCTCCATCATTAGTTTTGTTGTGCCACTCATTTGTTCTTGATATTTCATTATTGAATGTTCTTGTATATTAGATTCTAAGACTGGTTTTAATCTAGCCATAATAGGATTAGCTCCATTCATTGGGTCTGATAAATATGACATCTTAACTTGAATGTGTGCATCATGATTTTGACCAGGAAAAGCTGAGATAGGTATACCTTTAGTTGCAGCAGCTATATCAGACACAGGGTCTAATGGTTGTGGTCTAGGTGCTTGTGGTAATATCTCTTCTATGTTAGGCATATTAGCAGCATTTAATATTGTTCTATTTAATGCTTCAAGATTAAACATACCTGGTGGTGATTGTTGTGCCATTTGTAATGCCATATTAGCTAACATCATTCTATGTGCATTACTTGGTATATTAGGGTCACTAACCGGTACAACATCTACAACACCATCAAAGTCTTTTCTAAATATTTCTCTACTTGCATTAGGAACATCATATGGATATTCTCCTGGTAGATAATCATAATCTATCTCTGCAATAATTTTAAATTCATCTCTTTGTGATTTATGTAATCTTTTATGAACACCAGAAAAGAACTTACTAGAAGCTTCTATTAAAGCCATAGTAGTTCCAACAGGTCCATAGGAGGCAGCATCAGAAACAATTTGTTCTGTACTGTCTGCAAACTTCTGACCAGCAGCAGTTACAAATCCAAGCATACTATATAGAACTGAGGAAGGCTCTTTATATGGGAGAGGAACTATAGCCTTTTGCAAATCTATACCAGTCGCTTCGACCTCCTTGAACTCACCAGGAGCAATAGGTTCGTTATCGCCCACCATTCTTACTCCTTTGGCCTTAAATCCTCCAGGTAAATTAGCAAACTGACCTGCATCTACTAAGCTACGCATAGCTGATGTGGCTGTTAATGTAAGATTACCTAAGAAGTGTATAAGACCTAACCCATAGAAACTAAACCCAGGTACAAATTTGTAATGAACAAAATGCATTCTCTTTTCTTTATTTGCATCTTTGGCTCTATAGTTTCTACGAATACTTAGTACCTGACGAGATTCCTCCTCTACTGTAATAATGTAAGGAGCAAACTCACCTTCTTCACATTCAGGGTCAGGAATGTCAAGATGTACGTGTTGTTCTAGTAATACATATTGTGGGTCACTATCTGCTGTTGGTGATATACCCATAATAGTATTTAATTTTTCTGATAAATTTGTTTGTGATGGATTAGAAGGTGTAGGTAAATTTACATCTGCATATATACCAGCTTCAATATCTCTTTGTATATCTACAGGATTACGATAAATAACGTGTGTATATCTATCTGCCTTCTTTAGATTAGAAGCATAATAAGAAACATAGAATTGGTCAATAGGTACAAACTCTGATACTGGTCTTTCTAGTCCGGCATCATAATATACTTTTTTAATTGCAGAACCTATTAATGGTAAATGAAATAACATTCTTTCAAACTCATCAAAGTATTCTGGCATCTGCTCAGTTATTTGATAGTTCATAAAGTTCTGAACTCTATTAGCTTGTTCTTGTTTTTCTACAGATTGATTTCCTAATATCTGTGCCTTTACTGGGCCACCAGCAGGAAATAATTCTTGTGAAGCTTTTGCTTGAAACTTAACAGCAGATTCAATTAATAGTGGATGCACTGCAGTACACGCACCTTCAAAAGGTTCTGTTGTATCTTCTAGTTTTAATCCTAATAAATCAAATCCTCTTTCAAACATTGAATCCCATTCACCTCTAGAATCTTTGTCTGCTTGAAAATTATCTATAACAGTATTAGCAATATCATTTAACAAACCTTCTTCCATATCTTCTGCAAGATTAGTATAATATTCTTTTGCTGTTACTTCTTCTTCTATTCCTTCTTCACCAAAGTTTACTACAACCCCACCATCATCTGCAACTTCAAAAGATACATTCTCATCTTCTGGTACTGTAGCATTTATATTTACTACATTAGTTGATTCTTCTTTTTGTTCGAATGGATTTTTTTCTACTGCCATTATTTAGTTCCCCTCTTTAAATCTTTTCTAATTTTATTTACTTCTTTTATATCTAATACACGATTAACTTTCATCTCCCCACCTATTAACCATGCTCCTTCCATATTAGGATTTGTTTTATATCTATAACTACCACCCTCTGGTACATAATCTAAATCAGCTTCTCCAGCTATTATACTTCCATCTTTTTTTCGACCAGCTCTAGAGTTTGCAATATTTTGATAATCTTTTTTATCATTACTAAATTCAACTTCTGCCCAAACTCTTTTTGCTCCTTCTCCTTTTTTAGCACCTGGTTGTGCTAAATGAGATGCATCTGGAACTGTATCTCCATGCCAACCTGGTCTATATTTTACAGAGGAAACTGCTCCAAAACCTATAGATTTTTTTGATTCATCAGAAACTTTAAATCCTGCCTCTATTAATTTTTGTTTTTCTTCAGCATTTTTAACTGGTTTATAATCCATACTTCCACTTGTAGTTGGTTGTTGTTTTCTTCCTTTATTATCTAAAAAATAAAAACCTTTATCAGCTTTCATCCATTGATTAATAGGAACAGGTGTTTTAGAATCAACATATAAAGGATAAATATTACCATCATCTTTTTTTTGAAATACTTTATAACCTTTAATTACATCTTTAGGCTCTTGTCCTTTAGGTACAAAGTTTGGATTAATATATTCTTTTGATTCTCCAATTTCATCTGCTATTTTATTCATATTCATTTCAGTAGCAGGTTTATTATTTTGTTTTAAAATCTTTTTAATATTTTTTATTGATGTTAGTTCTGGTAATCTTTTAGCTGCAGCTTTAACAAGTTGTACTCCTTTACCAGCTACAGGTATTGTTCCTAATCCTGCAAGAATAGTTAGCCCACCTTTCAATGCTGCCTCACCAAACTTACCTTCTTCTACTGCATCTTTAGTTTCTTTAAACATTTTCTTAGCTTCTACTGCTGATAAAATTTCACCAGTTGGACTAGCAACTTCAGCAACAAACTTTTGTGCTGGTGGTAATCCTTCATACAAATTTAATGCTTGATTAAAATAATCACCTAGTTCTTTTTGTTGTGCTTCATCTAACTCAGGTAATTCAAAATTATCTTCTGGTTCTATAGGTCTATCAGACTGTGGCATCTCTGCAGCTAATTGTGTATATAATTCATTAATTTTATTCATATATATATTATACCACTAAACTCGCCAATATGCAACCCTTTTTTTACTTTTATTTTCTTCTTCCATATATGGGTCATCTGGATGCGTTAATCTCCAGGATTCTTTCATGTAATGTATGGCCATTGTCATTGCGTCAACTTGGTCATCATGAGCCGAGTTTGGAAACTGTAAAATCTCTGTGTATAAATCATCAGACCATTTTTTATTTTTAGGTAGCCACACTCTGCCTGCTTCAATCATTGGTGATGCTGCATACACTCTGGATACTTTATCTTTGTCTGGTATATAATCTTGCACTGGTAAGCCAGCTCTACGCATATCTTGTATTAAAGATTGACCAGATGCTTTCTTTTCTATAATACATACATCAGGATTAAATTCATCATAAAGCATTTGTGCTATTCGTCTTAGTTCTGGATATTCATATCTGCCTCGCATGTTTCCTAATAGAATTATATTTGAAACATAATCTTCATATCCATGTTCGTTCTCTTCAAATCTAGAAAAGATACCCCAGGTTTGTATCACACTATAGTCGGCAGTAGTTCTTGTAGAAAAAGCAGTATCATATGTTTGAATAATAAAATCACATGCTGGTGGTTCATCATATTCCCACCACTGTAACCATTTCTTTTTTATTAGACCACCTTCATCAGGTGTTGGGTCCTGCATATATAATGCATTCCAGTACCTTGCACCATTAGAGGCTCTGATTTCTTGTTCATCAATCTTTAATGATTCGTCTGTCTTCCATTCAGGAAAGTAACTACCACCTACAGGTAACTGTAATAACTCGGCACTGGCTTCATCTAGCCATGCAGGTATTCTTACTACTTCCCAAGGTAGAATAGTTGAAAATTCTGATTGTTGTTTTAGTAACCATCCACATAAATCATCATAATGATATCTTGTATTAATAATTAAGATAGAACCATTAGGCATAATACGTGTTCTTAGTCCTGCAGGGTACCATTCTTTTACATATCGTCTTCCTGCTTCTGAGTATGAGTCTTCTTCAGACATCACATCATCAAGTATGGCTATGTGTGCTCCTCTTCCTGCGATTTGACTCTTGACTCCGGCTGCATAGTAGCTGCCTCCTTTGTTTGTCTTCCATTTTCCTGCTGCTCTAACATCTGTCCTAAGAGAAACACCTGTAAATACGTCTTGAAAAGACTTAGTTGATACAATATCTCTAACAGACCTACCGAAATCGCTAGAAAGCTGGTCGCTATGACTGACTGTAAGTATTTCATGTGCTGGATTCCTTCCAATATACCAAGCTGGGAACAATTTAGAACAGATAACAGACTTAGAACTTCTGGGAGGCAAGAATACCATCAGCCTTTTTATAGTTCCTTCTTCTAATTGTTTTAATTTCTCTGATATTACTTCTATATGTTTACCCATTTGCCAGTCAGAGACTAGTGTAGGGGCAAATAAACGTACAAATGTAAGGAAATCATGCTTAGAGTAGTGCTTTATAGTGTTGTCCCACTTGTTTTTATAATTAATTACCTCTTCCATAATATTATTATACCATACTTTGATAGAAAAGGCAACTAAAATTATGCCTTTATAGGTTTATATATAATATATATAATATATATAATATATATACTATATAATTTCAAGTAGTATATTAAAATAAATATAATAATAATAACTATAATAATAATTATAACATATTTATAATACTATATAAACTATATAGACTCGGCTTTGTCTATAGACCCTCAGATTTTTGTGCATATGTTTCACCTGCATATATATATAGATAATATCTTGCGATTTTTTTGCCTAGGCCTAGTAAATAGCTACTATGTCTTCTCAAATCTCAAAAAACTATAGTTAGTTTATGGCCGTCTATAAAATTATCTAAGTCTATACAGGTTGGTGCAGTTGTTCTGCTTGTTTGTATAATATAATAAAAGCCCCATAATCTAAGCAGTTGCTCTAGAATTATATAGGCCTCATGGTCTAGGCATTCCGTCAATAAACTGACTAAATAAGTATATATGTCAATATGAGTGTCAATATTTTGAGCGCTGCGCTTTGCAATATTATTGCATTTAATTATACATTATAGGTTTTTCCTATATGTATTATAGGCTATGTTTTTTATTATATATTTTTATATAAAAGTGTGATATTTTTGAAGTATTCAAAAATTAATAACAAAAGGGGTTTACCTATGATTAATAC